CGGGTATCCTATTGTTGAAACATATGAAGATGCTGTTTTTACTTGCACAGAATCAAAAATAAAATATTTATATACACCGAAAGATGCTACTAAATAAAAATCAAATACAATCTATAAGAGAAAACAAAGTTACATTTGTAAAAAATTTTGTATCTTTAAATAGACCATATGACTTTAATTTAATTAGTGATTTAATTGAAGAAAATAATTTACAAGTTATTTCAAAATCAAATTACAATAGTTTAAAAGATGTTTTTCAAATACGTGAAGTAATGAATCTATTAAAAGAATTTAAAGTGTTATTTGATTTTTTAAATAAAACATTTAAATATAAACATCACGAACAAAACAATATTGATTTGTTTTTAAGTTTTGTATCTCAAGCAGGTATACCCCACACTGATGAAGAAGATGTATTTATTATAGGGTTAAATGGTAACATAATCTATAAAGTTTTTAATAGTAAAATAATTGATTACAAAATCTCTAAAGGAGATTTGATTTATATTCCAAGAGGTGTTAAACATAAAGTTATAGGTATTAGTCCAAGAATAGTTATGTCGATTGGATTTTTTAGCGAAAGAATATGAAAAAAAGAAAAAGTAAAATAGAAAATTTTATAGGAGTATATGATGGATATATTCCAGACTCTCAGTGTAATGACGCTATAGATTTATTTAATGAAAAAGAAAAATTAAAAAAAACTTACGATAGAATTTTAATAGAGAACACTACTAAAGATAAAAAAAACGACAAAGCCATAGATATTCAATCTTGTATTGAATGGCCAACACGTTTTAAACCAATTATGTTAAATATAGATCAAGTTATGAATCATTATTCTAAACATACATCTATAAAAGAATTTTATGATGTACCTAGTTTTGAATATACTTACATAAAAATTCAAAAAACATTGCCTACAGAAGGTTATCATGTTTGGCATCTTGAACACGGTGAGTCTATGGATTCTGCTTTTAGAGCTTTAGTTTTTTCTGTTTATTTAAATGATGTAAAAGAAGGTGGTGAAACAGAATTTTTAAATCAAGCAATGAGAATTAAACCAAAAAAAGGAAGAGTAGTTGTTTTCCCTGCTGGCTTTCCTTATGTGCACAGAGGAAACCAACCTATAAAAGGTGAAAAATATTTAATGACCTCTTGGTTTTTATTACCTAAAAAATAATGATGGATTTAAAAGTAAAAGATTTAATATATAGAAAAAACAATATCATGCCTAAAGAGGTGTGTAATTATTTTATAAATTTATTTAAACAAAATATTGAAAAAACTCAAAAAGAAGCAAGCACTAAACATATTGTAAACGAAGGTTCGGCATATAAACTAGATAACTTTAAATCTCTAGATTTATCAAAACTATATAAAGATAATCCAGAAATAGAAAAAGCTAAAAATTTAGCTTTTAGATATATTGAAATGATGATTTTAAATTATACTCAATTTTTAAAAATAAAAATTACACCTGTTATTGGTAATTCTTGGTGGACTACAACCGCTAATATTAGAGTTATGAGATATCAAGAAGGAGAACAAATTTTAGATCATTTAGATGTTAACAAAAGAAACAGGGCTGCGTGCACTATAAATTTAAATGAAGATTATGAAGGAGGAGAGTTTAGTTTTTTTTCTGGCAAAGAGTTATATGCTTTAAAAACAGGAGATTCTGTTATGTTTCCAGCAGAACCTATTTTTATTCACGGAACTAAAAAAATAACTAAAGGCACTAGATACAGCATCAATTGTTTTTTATATAATAAAGATCAAGATAGAGATTGTTGTGGTAGTAAATAGTTATGATATTAATGAAATGTATAGAAGATAAATTTTTTTATTTTCAAGATTTTTTACCTAAAGAAGAATACAAAAAAATTCATAATGAAGCTTTTAAAGAAAGAAAGAAATTGTTATTTAAAAATGTAAGTGTTTCTTGGAATAAAAATTTATATCAAAATTTAACTGAACCGATGAGGGTAGAAATGACTCCTGAGTATTTTGCTAACTTAGCAAACATATGTGGTAACCTTCCTCACATACATTTAAATGCACAAAAAATGCGTTTTACTATCCATTATATGAAAAAAAATAGTGGTATAAATTGGCACTCAGACGAAGGTCATGATTATGCAATTACATATTATTTAAATTACAAATGGAATCAACAGTGGGGTGGTGAGTTTATGTATCAACATGAAGGTGAGTTTGGTTTTATTCCAATTATAGGTAATTCTGTTGTAATAATAAAATCTCCTATGATGCATAAAGTAAATACTGTATTATCTCCCATAATGCCTAGATTATCTATTCAATCTTTTATTTCTCCAGATAAAAAAAGATAGATTTCACATATAAAAAATAGTACAATCATCTTTATTTTCTTATATAAGGGGTTTATGTTACAAAAATTAGGATTTCTACCCGGTTTCAACAAACAAGTTACATCTACAGGTGCTGAATCACAGTGGACTGGTGGAGAAAATGTACGTTTTAGATATGGTACACCTGAAAAAATAGGTGGTTGGTCACAATTGGGAGACAGTAAATTAACTGGTGCGGCTAGAGGTTTGCATCATATGGTTAATAAAACAGGTATTAAATATTCTTTAATTGGAACTAATAGAATTTTGTATGCTTATACAGGAGACGTGTATTATGACATACATCCTCTAACTAATCCATTAGGTACAGCTATTACTAATGCTTTTAGCACGACTAATAATGACCCAGAAGTAACAATAACCTTTGCTACAGCTCATGGTTTTGAAACAGGAGATATAATATTATTCGGTGACTCAAGTACTTTTAGTTCTATCACTAATTCTAATTTTGGAGCTTCTGATTTTGCCGATAAAAAATTTATGGTAACAAGTGTTCCTTCAGGAACTACAATTACTATTACAATGCCAAGCAATGAAACAGGAAGTGGCGCGACGACTTCTGGAGGTATAACTTATTTTCAATATTATCATGTTGGTCCACCTGATCAGGTCGGAGTGTTTGGTTATGGTATATCGCAGTGGGGTGGTACCGTTACTAATCCACAAACTACAACTTTAAATGGTTCTTTAGGTGATAATGCTTTTGGAACAGGTGGGTCAGGAACCACAATTAACGTAGCAAGCACCACGGGTTTTCCAAGTGCCGGTACAAATTTTATACAAGTTGGAACAGAAGAAATATCTTACACAGGTTTAACAGCTACAAGTTTTACAGGGATTGTTAGAGCTGTTAGAGGAACAACTCGAGCTGCTCACAGCACCAGTGCAACTGTTACTAACCACAGCGGATTTTCGGGATGGGGTCAAGCAGCAACAACTTCAGACAAAGTTGCAGAACCTGGTATGTGGTCTATAGATAATTTAGGAAGCACAGCTATTGCATTAATATTTAATGGTGAATGTTTTGAATGGAATTCAGATTTAACTAATGCTGTAACTACAAGAGCAACTATTATATCTGGTGCACCGACAGCATCTAGAGATATGTTAGTATCTACTCCCGATCGTCACTTAGTATTCTTTGGAACAGAAACAACTATTGGTGATAAGACCACTCAAGATGAAATGTTTATACGTTTTTCTTCTCAAGAAAACATTAATGACTATACACCAACAGCTGAGAATAGTGCTGGTACACAAAGACTGGCCGCCGGATCACGGATCATAGGAGCTAAACTTGGTAGAAACGCAATCTATGTTTGGTCTGATACATCTTTATTTACTATGCGTTTTGTTGGAACTCCGTTTACATTTGCATTTGAACAAGTTGGTACTAACTGTGGATTGATTGGTAAAAATGCAGCTGTTGAAGTTGACGGCGCTGCATACTGGATGTCTGACAATGGTTTCTTTAGATATACTGGTAAACTAGAATCGATGGACTGTTTAGTTGAGGATTATGTTTATGACAATCTTAACACCACGTCTAATCAAATGGTCTATGCAGGTATTAACAACTTGTTTGGAGAAGTAACATGGTTTTATCCAGAGGCTAATTCAAATGTTAATACTCAGTCAGTCACATATAGTTATCTAGACTCTACTGCTAAACGACCTATATGGTTTGTAAATGCAAGTCCTTTATTTATTAGAACTACTTGGCAAGACTCAGCTGTATTTGGTTTACCTCATGGAACTCAATACGATGCAGGCACTGATACATCCTTTGACGTAACAGGAAACACAGAAGGAATTTCATATTACTATGAACATGAAACAGGTGTTAATCAAGTAAGACTTGGAGTAACTACAGCTATTCCAGCTAACATTACATCAGGTGATTATGATATTACACAAAAAGTTGTAAGAGGAGCTGCAACTAATTTAGGTGACCTTAGGGGTGATGGTGAAAATATTATGAGAGTTAGTAGAATTATACCAGATTTTATATCACAACAAGGAAGTGCTATTATACAACTAGATTTAAGAAATTATTCTAATGATGCATCAGCTAGCTCATCATTAGGACCTTTTACAGTAACAACTTCTACAAGCAAAGTAGATACAAGGGCTAGAGCAAGAGCTATAGCCCTTACAATATCTAATACTGCAGTAGATACTAGTTGGAAATTAGGGACTTTTAGGTTAGATATACATGCTGGAGGAAGAAGATAATGTCAGTAGATAAAAAAGTTAATTATGATGTACAAGGTGGTGTAAAAAACTATCTTGGTAAACAAAAAGAAGTTAAAGCTCCTTTAAAATGGAAATCAAGTCCCGATAATCCAGAAACAGAATTAGCTTATATTACAAAAGCAGAAAAAGATTTACTTGTTAAGCAAGATTTACATGGTTCACTACAAGGTGGTGTTAACAGAGGACCATCAGGTATCATGAGTTTAGATGGTTATGGATCGTTTGATTCTGATGACCCAGGAAAAGATACAGGTATGTCTGGTGCAGCGACAAGTGCAGCTGAAACAGGTAGTACAAGTACTTCAGATATAAAAGATGTCCAAGCACAAATGGGACAAACAAATTTACCGCCAGGAGTAATGCCACAACAAGCTCAAGATTATCAACTTGCAGCAATAGCAGCTGGAGCAGGTCAAAAAGTTAATCCAGGTTTTTTTGATGACAGAAATACCGTAAGTCCTTCTCAATTAGCAGCAGCCAAAGCATTTAATCCAACTGCTTTTAAAAAAAATCGTAAAGGTGGTATTATGGACTTTATTACGAGCGGTGGTTTTTTAGGAAGCATAGTTAGAAATGTTGGACAACGTTTTGGTTTAGGGAAAAAATATAATGAACCTACTTATGACATGAGTGGTATTAATACTAGAGTGTATGAAAATATACCGGGTGTTTCTACAAATCCAAACTACTATAATGATCTTGATAATGAATTAATGTTATCAACGCAGGCAACACCATCTACACTAGATTTAAATAAATTAGAAGCAGCTGATTTAAATAATATACAATCACTGTTAGACGCATCTACTAGCTATTTAAGAAAATCATTTGTACCTAATAACATGCCTGACAATTTAGGTGGGATGTCTACTGATAGTTATCCAGTTCAAGGAATTGAAAAATTAATGACTCCAGAAGAATTAGCCATAGCTTTAGCAGATGAAGAAATTTAATGGCAAAAATAGTACAAACATTAACCAGAGCAAGCTCAGAGTATGAAGAAGATATAGCACAGTCTTTGGTTAGAGACTTAGATGCAGTGTTGGAAAAATTAAACACTACATTTCAAGAAGAATTAAAACAGGAGATAGAAGCTAGAAGTTTCTTTTTAGATTAATGGCAGTAGTAAACCAATATAAATTTGCAGGTATAGATAATAGTACAACAGGTGGAGCACTGACACCTTTAGGTGCTAGTGTTCCTGCAGTTAACGAAACTATAGTTATTAAATCAATATTAGTTACATCTGCTGGTACACCGGTTGTTACTGTTACTAACAACAGTATTACAGCTATTAAATCTATAGCATTAACAGCTAATCAAACTAAAGAATTATTAACACAGCCGCTAATAATAGAAGGTGGTAAGACTTTTACAGTGCAATCAAGCACTGCAGATTCTTTTGATGTAGCTATTAGCTATCTAAATATTAAGAAAGAGGTAACAACATAATGGATAAAACAGTAACATTAACACCAGAAAAGATAATAACTAAAATTACAAACAAGAAGACAGGAGAAGTTTATGAGACTGAAGAGTCTTTAAAAGCTGCAAATATACCTGAAGCTGACGTGCAAAGAGATGTAACAGTTATCATGCCACCTCTTGATTTGTTAGCAAAAACAAAGTAAACTGACAAAACCATGGGAATAGAAGATATACAAATTTCAGAAGAACTAGAGACTAACGCACCATCTATAAAGTATAGAGGTGATGAGGGTCCTAGATCTCCACAACAAGAACAACAAATGATGATGGCTCAATTAGAAGAAGCTTATAGTCAATATGTTGATGAAATGATAGAAATGGGACAAGAAGATTCTATCATGCCTTTACGACAATTTATAGAACAAGCTATGGCCGAAGGACAAATGTCAGGTGGCAATCCTTTACCACAAGATCCAACAAAACCAGTTAACCCTTTTCAACCAAAACCAACAGGACCAGTGTTACCTAACAGACAGATGGCAGCGTATGGTGGTATCATGGGTCTAGATGGTAGACGTAAATACGGTATTGGAAGTTCACTTAAAAAAAGATTTAGAAAATTAATACCAAACGAAGTAGCAAAAGTTGCAGAAGTTGCAGCGCCTTTTGTTGCACCATTTAATCCATTACTTGCAGGAGCAATGTCAGCTGTGGGTGGTTTTGATAGAACAGGTAGAATAGGTTCATCACTTAAATCAGGATTAAAAAATTATGCTATAGGTCAATTTGCTAGAGGTGTTGGTGGTGGTATGGAGAACTTACAAGGCAATCCGTTTCAAGCAGGTTCATTGAAAGGAGCGTTTCAAGTTCCTGGAGGTGGTAAAGGATTTGGACAATACTTTAGTAGTCCTATTCAAGACACCGGTGGAATTGGTAAAATGTTTCAAGATACATTTAGTACAAGTGGAAGTATTGATGATCCCAATAGATACAATGTTTTAAAAGAAGATCAATTTTTAGCAGACAGATTAGCTGATTCTGGAAAAGAAATAGTAAAAGAACAAGCTAAAAAATTTAGTTTGTCAGACCTACCTGGATTAGTTAAAAAGAATTTACAAGCAGCAGGATTAGGTAACAATCTTATGACTGGTCTTTTAGTTGGTGGTCTAGGTACAGCAGCACTTACGGGCAATATGACTGAAGAAGAAATACAGGATACTAATAGAGGTGAAGGTTTAGATGTAGAAGCTATTAGAACAGAGGTTTTAACAGCCATGAAAGATCCAACTGGAGAAGCATTAAAAGCATTAAGAGTTAAATATCCTTTTTTAGGAAGAAGAGATACCAAAGACTTATCAGCTATGGCCATGGGTGGTAGAATTGGTTATGGATTAGGTAATTTAGTTGGAAAATCTGTA